ATGAGGACATTAAACGAAACTAAAAAAACAGCTGTTGATTGGCACCGTGAAGACATCAAAGCTGCATTAGCAAAAAAAGGTTGGTCATTACGCCAACTTTCTTTAAAGCATGGTTATAGCAATGGTAGTACGTTAAAAAACGCACTAGACCGCCCGTGGTTAAAAGGAGAACGCATTATAGCTGAAGCTATTGGCGTCCCCGCTGAAATTATATGGGCATCGCGTTATGAGCAACGTAACAATAAAAAATTTGCCGATAGATAAGTCTAAAAGAGGTTGTTTATGAGTACCAACAGCTTAAAAACGCACTATTCAGCAAAAGAACTACTTGAATTAAGTTTATCCTGTTTACCTAATTCAGTGCAAGGAATTATTTATCAAGCTAAAAAACAAGGTTGGGAAAGTCAAAAAAGAGTTGCGCGAGGTGGTGGAAGTGAATTTGCACTTGCATCTTTACCAAAAGAAATTCAAAACGAAGTTTATAGCAAATTTACTGAATCAATTGTTCAACGCAAACCAACCTTACCTGCAGTTAAACAAATCGATCTTAATAACATCACTTCTAAACAGCGTGAAATCGCAGATGCACGCATGGCTTTGGTCGCTTATGTCCAAAATTTGGAACAAGTACAAAGTCGTGATGCTGCGATTAAGTTTATCTGCAATTCCGCTAAATCTGGTCAATTGCCCGATGAGGTGATGGCACTTGTTGAGCGCGCTAACTGTAAGAACGGTAATAACTGCGGTCGTGTGCTTTCACATAGAACGCTATACGGCTGGGTGCTTGCTTACAACAAAGCTAAAACGCCCGAAGAACGCTTAAAAGCGTTAGTGCCAAGTCAACGTAAAGCAGATCGCGTGGAAGATATCGCGTGGTTGCCTGATTTCTTAGCAATTTATCGTAATACAAACGGCGTCTCTGTCGCAGAAGCTTATGTTGAGTTTGCCCATAAATGGCAAATGGAATTTGCTGATCAGCCACTTCGCCTTGCTTTGCTACCGAGCATTGACCGCGTGCGTAGAGCTTTAAGCAAATTACCACGCCACATCAAAGAAATCGGACGCAAAACTGGCGCAGAAATGCGTGCACTGCAGACATACGTTAAGCGTGACTGGTCTTGCTTATTAGCAAATGACGTATGGGTCGGTGACGGTCACTCAATGAAAATGCAAGTGCAGCATCCTGACCACGGACGTCCGTTTATTCCAGAACTCACGATGGTGATGGATGCCCCGAGTCGCTTTATTGTCGGCTGGTCTGTCAGTCTTTCAGAAAACGCCTTGGCAGTCGCAGACGCTATCCGCCACGGCGTGGAAAACCACGGCATTCCCGCTATCTACTACTCCGATAACGGGGGCGGTGAGAAAAACTGGATGCTCGACGGTGATATCACGGGGATGTTGCCACGCCTTGGCATTAATCATCAAACCGGTATTCCGGGCAACCCGCAGGGTCGAGGCATTATCGAGCGTGTGAACCAGACTATTGCACTAAGAATTGCCCGTCAGTTTGATACTTACCACGGAACTGGGGCAGATCGCGAAACCGCCCGTAAAACCTCCACTGCTGTTATTTCGTTAGACAAAGCTATCAGAAAAGGGGCGACTGAATTAACCGAGAAGCAAAAATGGGCAAAAGGCAAGTTACCAACATGGCAGCAGTTTATCGACGCAGTACAAGTCGAGATTGACCGCTATAACAACCATCACATTCATAGAGAAATCGGCACTACTCCAGCTAACAAACGTCGTGAATTATTGGCTAAAACCGAAATGGTTTATATCACCGCTGTTGAAGCAAGAGACCTATTCAGACCTTCACTGTTACGTGTCGCACAACGTGGCTGGATTAACTTGTTTAATAACGTGTACTTCAATCAGAAGCTGTTAGATGTAGATGGACAACAAGTACAAGTGTCTATTGATATTCATGATCCGAGTTCAGTAATTATCAGATTAAAAGACGGCACTTATTTATGTGAAGCAGTATTAGATGGCAACAAACGTGATGCCTTCCCGATGAGTTTCGTTGAAAAAGCTCGCAAAGAACGTCATCAGCGCCGCGCGAAACTCAAACAAGAACAGCTTGATGAGATTAACGCAGAACTTAACCCAGTGATTACGATTGAGCACAACCAAGGCGCAGAGCTGTTACACGGTTTGCGTATGAACGGGCTCAAAAAGAAAGAAGAAGTGGAAGAAATCGCAGTATTTCCAAGTGATTTAAAACGAATGAAACGTGCGTAAGGAATAAAAAATATGAAAGTGAACAAAATAACAAAGTGTAACGAGCAGTTCAACTTAACAAAGTTGAGACACAAGAATGTAAGTAAATTTGGGTATCAATATCACACACCTGAAGAACTTAAAGCAGATTTAAACTTTAAACAGCAACATTGCTGCACTGTGCAGTTTGCTAATGGGGAGTGCTTTGTGCTTTCTCTTTATATGCAGAGAGTATCTCAAACAACTGATCGAAAATCTCGTTTGCTAGTTGATACGTTAGCTCACCTGCAGACTCATCCAGAGTTTGACATAAATAATCATCAATATTATCTGCAATCGTTGAAAAATCATGCAGGGCTTGCCCTGCAGCGTCTGGCGATAAGCTTGCTAATTGGTGAAACAATCGAACAATCAACTCAGACTGGAGACCTGCTTTCAGCATTAAGTAAGCGGGGTGTGGAAATTCATTTGGCATAAATTTAACCATTAAAAGAGGTAAGAAAATGAGACAGCAACTAGCAGACTATATGACAAAAAACGGCATGACGCAACAACAGGTAGCAAATGCCATCGGTAAATCTGTCGGTACAGTCAGCCTGTATTTGCGCGGCGCGTACAACGGTAAAGTTGAAGAAGTGGACCAAGCCGTTTCGCGCTTAATCGGTCGTCACAACGACAAAGTGGTTGAGCGTCGCTTTAACAGTGAATTTGTATCAACCCATGCGGCAGAACGCTGTTTAGACGCCATCGCGATTGCACATATTGAAGGTGAAATCAGCGTGGTTGTAGGTGCCGCAGGTTTGGGCAAAACAAAAGCATTAAAACAGTATGTTGAGATGAACCCAGAAACAATTTTTATCGAAGTTGAGCCGAGTTGTTCACCGAAAGTCTTACTGAAAACACTTTGCCAGCAATTAGGCATTAATGATGTCGGCTTAAATCACGATTTATTCACGCGTATCACAAACAAACTCGGTGAAGGTCGCTTGATTATCGTTGATGAAGCCGAGCTTTTAAGCACAAAAAGCTTGGAGTACATCCGCCGTATTCACGATTTAACCAAGTGCGGTGTGGTGCTTGCTGGTATGCCACGTCTTATCGTGAATTTAAAGGGTAAATACGGCGAGCTTGCGCAGTTATATAGCCGTGTCGGCGTGTGTTGTGACCTAGGCAATGCGCTTGTTGTAGAGGATGTCGCACTGCTTGCAGAAAAAGGCTTGGGCACAGATGAGTTTAACGAGCTTTTATTCAAAGTCAGCAAAGGCAACGCAAGACGTTTAAACAAGTTAATGCGCGGTGCGGTGCGTTTAGCAGAACTTAATAAACGCACGCTGGATGAGGCGTTAATCAATCGTTATGCAGAAATGTTAATTAACTAATTAGAGGTGAGATATGGGCGAATTATTACAACGTGTGGCGTATGCGTTACGCCGCGAAGGGGTTCAGGTATTACGTATTAAAGACGGGCGTTTCCCGACGATGATCATCTTAAATCCGAGTGAACGGATTATTAAAAAATCAGTGGAAGTCCGAGTTAATAACAACGGGCAACGTATGACGAAATACGTCGCCAATGAACAGGGTGTAAGCCTTTATTGGTAGGGGGTTGAATGGCGCGTCGTCAAATCTACGCCGTTTACCGCGGAGAGAAGAATTTGGGTGACGGCACAGCGGAAGAATTAGAAAAAAAGTTAGCAATATCAAAAAAGAAAATTTATGCGCTTTGTTCACCGTATGCGCATAAACGAGATAAAGGGCAACAGTTAGTTGTGATCAAACTAGGTAAAGAAGAGGTTTAAGTATGAGTAAAGTTGAAATGAATGGACAGGTCTACTGGAAAAATATTAAAGGTAATTTAGTGCCGGATGAAATGGTGAAAGAGATTGATAAAGAACGTGACTGTCTTGTGCGTGGTTTTGTTGAACAAGCACTAGAAAAACAGAAAGAAATACGTGCATTTAAAAAGCAAGTATTTGATGACATCGACGCGTTTATTCAGCTTTCAGCCGAGAAATACGATGTGCAGCTTGGCGGGCGTAAAGGAAACGTCACGCTATTGAGCTATGACGGCGAATACAAGCTAATTATCGCAGTGCAAGACCGCTTAACGTTTGATGAGCGTATTCAAGCGGCTAAACAATTGATTGATGAATGTTTGCATGAATGGTCCGCAGATGCACGTCCGGAATTGCGTTCAATTATCAATGATGCTTTCCAAGTAGATAAAGAAGGTAATTTGAACACCGCGCGAATTCTTTCACTTCGCCGTGTAGAAATTCAAGACGAGCGCTGGACGAAAGCAATGCAAGCAATTAGCGACAGTATTCAAATCGTTGATAGTAAAGACTACGTGCGCTTTTATAAACGCGATGACAACGGCAACTATCAGCAAATCAGCTTAGATATGGCGAGGGTTTAATTATGTTTAATCACTATATCCCGACTATCGCTTTATTGATTCTATACAGCTGGATTGCGTGGCTTGTGCTTAGAAAATAAAACGCTTTTCAAAGCTCTTTTAAACGAGTTTAAAGGGGCTTTTATAAAGAGTTTTAACAAAAAAAAGAGGAGAAAATGGCAAGTAAAACATACAAAAGTGTCGCGGAAAATGCAGCAAAGTTAGAGAGAAATGGAAATTTCTTACAAGCATCTAAATGCTGGGGCGAGGCTTCATTTTTAGCAAGAAAAAATGCGAATAAAGAGTGGAGTTTATCAAGATGTGTCTTTTGCAGAAAAATGGCGATTATGCCGTTCTAAAGGAGGAAAAATGGCTAAATATGTAGTGCGCTTATATTGCTTAGTAGAAGCAACAGTCGAAGCAGACAATATTAATGATGTAACTGAGCGAGTGTGTGACTTGAATCAATTTGATATTAATCAAGTGCCACATCAAATAACCGAAATTGACGATGTGATGGAGGTCGAGGAACTATGACAAAACACGATATCGCACAACAGATTGTTGAAATACAAGAAATACTCGAAATCGCGAGAGATAACGTGATTGAAGAACGTCGCGCGGACGCAAAAGTGATTTTGCAACGTGCAATTGCAGAAATTAAAAAAGTCAACTGGCAAATAACACCGATAAATCAAATTTGAGGTAAACAATGGCTATTTATCTTACGCACTCAAACAGAGTGATCAATTTTCAAGAACCAGAAAAAAGCGATATTCATATTGACGATATCGTTCATCATCTCTCAATGATACCGCGTTTTGGAGGTAAATTAGACCGACATTATTCAGTGTTAGATCACAGCGTTTATGTTGGAATGATTGCTAAAACTTTTTTAAAAGCGGATGACGAAACTGCGTTTGCTGCACTCATGCATGACGCACAAGAAGCTTTTCTTGGTGATATCCCAAGTCCGTTAAAAAGTCTGCTTCCGGATTATAAAGCAATTGAAAAATCTTTTGAGAAAGTCATACAAGAAAAATTCAATATTAGCATGAGTGAAACGATTAAAGATTTAGTGAAATATGCAGATTTACTCGCTCTAAAAGCAGAAAAAGAAGCGTTTATCAATACGCCGATTGAGCAAGAGTGCCATTGGCAATATTTGCATGAATTACCGCTTGTGCCGATGTCACCGATTTATTTTTGTGTAAATAGTAAAGAATTGTTTTTTCAGGCGTTTGATTATTATAGAAAAAATAGGGAATGAATATGAGTCAATCTAACCAAAGCAGGAGTAAAAAAATGGATAAACACACAAGAGCAGCACTTGCATTTGCTAGAAATGTAAGTGCAGAAAGAGGTGAAAAAACGGAAGAAATTGGGGAGTTTGAGTTATCAGTATTAAGAGATGACAAAAAACGGCTAGATTTTATTGAAAAACAAGCAATCGAAGTTGTTATTAATGCAGACGGGCTTAATGAATGTGAGATGTGGACGCCAAAGGGGTTGATCACTTTTCCTGCTGCTCACACTGTGAGAGAGGCGATTGATAATGCAATGGCATGCATTAGCAGATAAATAAAACCCATTTTTCAGAAATTAAATATAAACAGGAGATAAAAAAATGAGTAATAAAAAATATTTCTCAGTAGATGTATCTAATGACATTCATATTGTTAACTTACACGAAACATTAGAACAAGCTAAACAAAGTTGTTTGGATGGTGCAACCGAGGCTCATGATTTTGCAGATGACATGTGTGATCATGAGGATTTTGCGTCGAATGATTTGCCAAACGCTGTTTACGGCATTGTACTTGGAAAAGCTGTATGTAAGGAAAAACAGTTAAGCGAAGAAGAAAAAGAAGAATACGGCTCTGATTTAGTGCTTGAAAAGCCAGAGATTTTTGCATTTCCGCAAGATGACGGCTGGATTAAGTGTTCAGAGCGACTTCCTGATGAAGGTGAAAGGGTGATTGCATTTATGCCTTCGCAAGAAGTTGATCCAAATTACTGGATGATGTTCATAGGTAGCTTCAATAGTGGTTGGTGGATTGATACAGGAAACGATTTATATAATGCTATGTATGTTTCACATTGGAAACATCTACCGCAACTACCAATCGACTAAAACCTATTTACAGCCCATTTCCTCGTAAAAGTGGGCTGAATAATGTGTTTTAAACGATGTTAAAAGGAGTTTAAAAATGAAGTGTAAATGCCCCGCTTGTGGAGCTGTGTTATCGCTTGATGTGTTATTACAACACGAACAAGCAAGTCAAGCAGTGATGTCAGCCCTCTCACTAAATGGCGAATTTGGCAGATTGGCTGTGCAATATTTAGGGCTTTTTAGACCCGAGAAAACAGCATTAACTATGGACCGCGTGGCAAAGTTACTTAATCAATTGTTAGATGATGTCAAAAATCAACGTATTCAACGCAACGGCGACGTTTATGATGCCCCGATTGAGTGTTGGATTGACAGTCTTGCGGTGGTTTTAAATAGTCGTCACAATTTAAAGTTACCGCTTAACAGTCATGGTTATCTTTATGAAGTGATGACGAAGTGGCAGCCAAGAAATTTGGTTAAAAATACGCCCGTTCATCAAAATAATAATCAAGTGACAGCGAATAAAACAAGCAAAGCCTTGCAAAATTTAGCGGAGTTTGCCAATGGATGAGGTGTGGTTACGAGCAATAATCGCAAAAGGGCTGGCGGGGTTAGTGGTATTAAGACTACCGGGACAACCGCCAGAAGATATGATTACAAAAACAGCCGAGATTTGGGTCAAAGCAATACTTCATCAGAAAATTTTCAATGGCTGGAATGAGCAAGAGGACAAATGGCGAATAGAAGAAGCGTTTTTAACGCTTTATGCAGAATGCGAGCGGTTCCCAAGCCCTAAAATGCTGTTAGAACGCTTGCCAAAACGCAAGGTTTTAGCCTTACCCGAGCCAAAAATCACAGTTTTAACAGCAGAAGAGCGAGAAAGAAACCTCGCTTTTTGCCAACAGTTTAGAAAAATATTAGGAGCGGCACGTGTACGAAAATAGAAAAAGTATTATTGCTAAAATTCACATCGGTAAAAATGCATTAAAGATGGATGATGACGTGTACAGAGCGTTTTTACAAAGCACTGTCGGCAAAACAAGCTGTAAAGAGATGAATATTGCAGAGCTTTTAAATGTCCTCCGAGCGATGAAAGATAAAGGGTTTGAGCCAACGGCGACTAAATTTAAACGTCAACGCAGACCGAAGCCAGCTGAGCATAAAGAGATGTATTTAAGAAAAATTACCGCACTTTTAACTCAACATCAGTTACCGCCATCATACGCAGACGGCATTGCAAAACGATCTTTTAAAGTGGATTTTGTGCACTGGCTCGAAGTTTGGCAGTTAAAGAAAGTGATACAAATGCTGGAAGTGTATAATCGACGTAAACAAGAATAAAAAAGGGCTCTTTAGCCCTTTTTTAATTATTCATTCACTGGTTCTTGCCATAACTGCAAATTTGTTGACTTGGTAGCCATGTAGATGGCTGTCATGAGCTCTTCTTCATTATCGAAGTCGAACTCATAGACAAATCTAGCTGACTTAGCCAACAAAAATGGGAACTGCCCTGTGAAATCTTTTACACGAACAGGGAACTGATGACCGCTAAAGCGGAAATATTTTAGTTCGAAGACAAGGCTTGTGAATTTACGAGCTTTAGGGTCTTCTTCCGTATAGTAATTGAAGGTCTCAATTACTTCTTTTATCTTGGCTTCAAGCTCTTCGCTTACGACCCCGCCTTTGATTTGTCTTTCGACAACATCACCAACATCTAAAGAATAGGTGTTGGTATTTTTCGGGCAGTGACCCTCTACAGTCACGTCTAGCGTGACATAGTTACCGCCAATATCATTTGCGATACAGCAGTATTTGAACTGCTTTTCAAAATCAGTCTTGTTATAGACTGGGTTCTCGGCTAAAAACGCATCAAACGGCAAACCGTTGACTTTAACGATTTCCATTTCTTTCCCGTACTGTACAGACACGCCGTCAAACTGGCGGTCTTTGATTTTATCTAGCTCCTCTAAACGAGAGGCTAGACTTGTGTCATGACTCAAAGCGAATGACATTTTTCCATTTTCTGCGATGAAGTTGATCGTTCTCATTTTTTATTCTCCTTTATTTATCTATGTGTATATTATATAATATACATTAGAGAATGCAAGCTATTTTTTGTAAAAATCTAACATTTTTTTTAGCATTTCTGGTCGACTGCAATTTTCAGTCTGACAAAGTGAATCAAATTCATCTAAAATCTCTTTAGATAGCTTTAAATTAATAGACTTATATTTTTCTTTAGAATAGGCATTTGCATTTGCTGAAATGTCTTTCTTTCTCTTTTCTGATAGTTTCTCGTAGCTCATTCTATAATCTCCAGTTCTGATCTTCTTCCGAAAGCAAGTGCTAAATATTGATTTTTCATGATTTGAAACGCTTCTTTATCTTTCTCAATCATGAAAGCTTGTTTTATTTTATGTTCAAGACAAGCGAGCAAAGTTGTTCCGCTGCCAGCGAATGGATCTAATACGCTTTCAACGTCAAAGCTTCCGATTAGATCGTTTATCATGTTTTGATTCTTTTGATACTTGTACACAAGATCGGTTTTTGGTGCATGAAAAATGCTTGGAAAATACGCCGTTTTTTCATCGCTGTAAGTGTCATAGCGTTGCACGCGACGTCTGTCAAATACTGACTTCACACCGCGCTTTCTGAAATACAAGATATTACTGTGTAGCATATTAGGCATAGCATAACTACGGCTTTTTTTTGGTGAAATATGACTAACAACCAAATCAAAGCCAAATTCTAGATCTGTATGTTTTACAAATTCCAGCGCTTGGTGCATTGAGCAGATAAGCAGTAAATGCTTATAATCGAATTTATTAAATAGCCCAGCTAATTCTTTACCACTCATCTCAAATGGCGGATCAGTAAATATCATATCAACGGCTGGAACGTCCGTTTTTAAGCTATCGCCATGAATGAGTTTAATCATAGTTTAATCCCTGTTTTTTCTTCATAGATTTTTTTCACTGCACTTTTAGCGTCTGCTTTCTTATTACTCTGCGCGTACTCTAAAAAGTGCGGTAGATAAAAGTTAAATTCATTGAGTTTATACTCGTATTTCTTCATAAACTCGTTATATTCTTTGCACTTGAGTATTGTTTTTAACTGCTCGCAGAAAGTGTTAAAAAACTCTTTTGTTTTATTTCCAACGAGCGTTTGCGGAAACGACACATAAACGTCTTGATAAGTCTCATTGAATAAGCGTTCTTTCTCTGCTTTCGCTTCTTGTTCGAGACGCAATTTTTCAGCAATGCGCAATTCTTTGCGATGCTTCTCAATCAGCTTGGCGTCATAGAAATAAGACTTAATGAACGGGATTTTCGAGTTAGCCAGTTGTGGCGTTTTAGCGCCACAATCTGGACATTCTTTTAACTTAATGCTGTATATGCGACCGCAGCACTCGCAGAACACAAGCTCTTTTCTTGCTTTCGCTTTTTCTTTGACGTTTTCCCAATCAATTGGATCTGACGGTAAACCGTGTTTGGCGATGTTGTAGCCTGTTAAGTCTATGATTTTTGCCATTTTGCCAGCGCGTGGACGCAAGACACGTCCGCACACTTGGCGATATAAGCCAAAACTGCGGATTTTTCTTTTTAAAATCAGAATATCAGCATCGGGCACATCAAAGCCCTCGCTGATCATGTCGACCGCAATTAGCACTTTAATTTTCTTGTTTTCGAAGAAGTCTAGAATGCGTTGAATTTCGTATTGCGGAAGTTCGCTATGAATAACTTCCGCTGAAACACCATGCTTTTGCATAATATTGACTTCTTCATTTGCGTTTAAAATACGTGGCACAATCACAATGGATTGTCTGCCTTTTCCATAATTTAAATAAGCACCGAGAGGCGACATTGCGACGTACAGCTCTTTCTCTTTTTCTTTATAATTATCCTCTCTATTCTCTAGATACATTAAAGATTCAAAAAAATCTTGTCTATGTTGTCTTTGAATGAGGTCATCAAGAGGAATATTATAGTTCGCACCAGCCATCGCTATATAAGCTTTATACTCAGCAAGATACCCTTCTGCAATTAAACGTTCTGTGCCGTTTTGTTGGTAGCCTTCCGCTTGGACGATTCTGTCAAAAAAGCCGTCGAATTTCTTAATTAGCGGTAGCCCATCGTTGCGAATCGGCGTTGCTGTAAATCCGATACATCGCCCACCGACAGTATTTAACATTGTTTCCCATTTGTTGTCTTCTGCGAAGTGGTGAGCTTCATCAATCAAGATGATGTACTCTTTTGAGAAGTCAAAATGCAACTTCTCACGCTTGAAATGCGAGTTCCATGTGTCGATAGAAATGAGTACAAGATGAGAGCGTGGAGAAATAAAGTGAGAGCCGTGCTTGCTTACATTGTTCGTCGCACAGATGCGCTTTGTGGCATTTGATGCCATAATTCTGTGTTTAAGACCGAACGCCGCCAGTTTTTCACTGGCTTGTTTCACTAACACGTTGCGATGACAAACAATCACCACTTGCTTGTAGTGTTCGGCAAGTTTCGCAATGATGGGGGTTTTGCCTGCCCCAGTATCTAACTGCACTAAGTCATTAGTACAGCTAGAAATGAGTTGTTTAAAAATGCTTTGTTGATATTCCCGCAGTTTCATTTTTTTTATCTTCTCGGAGGCAAAATGTTTTTATACTTCTCGATCCAATAACTGGCTTTTTCTGATTTCAAGCCACGACCAAGATCTTTCTGGCTCATTGTCTCAAGACAGCGTTTGCGAATACGTTCTGCCCACTGAATCTGTTTCGGTGTGCCTTTTAATACTGGCAAACCAAGAATTTGAGCAGTTTCTGCGGTTTTTTCTGCTTCTTCGACTAAAACAGCGTTTTCTAACGCTTCAACCTCTTTCGCAAGCTCTTCGTTTGCGATTTCAAGATTGCGAATAGCCCGCAATACTTTGAAGTTAGAAATATTTTCTAAATTACTTGCTAACGCTTCGACTTTATCAAACAACCAATCAATTTGTTGTTGAGTGTTGATCTCTTCAAATTCTTTTTGAAATTCATAGACAATAGAAGCAACATTTCTAGAAATTCCATATAAATCGTATTGTCTAATACTGAACTCACAATTATATGCATTAGCTAGTACTGATACAGTGCTTAATTGTTCTACTTCAGTAGTACGTAATTCATTTCTCTTTTTTGAATCCAAAAGAATGCAAGCTAGCACTGCTAATAAGTAATCTCTACCAATAAACTTGTCAGTATTCATCACTTGTGCCAATTTTTCTTTAGTTGCTAAAGTTAAAGTTCTCATTTTAGACTCTCCTGTATCTTGTTATGTGTATATTATATAATATACATTAAAGAACGCAAGCACTTTTTTAAATTTTTTTCAAAAAACACTCACTTTTTAAAAATCTCGTGATAGATTGCCGAAAAAATTACTTTTGGAGGTGTTATGTACGAGATTGATCTTAAAAATGTTTCAAAGCATTTACCGGATGTTGTTCATGAGATGATTAATATCGCGGGCTTTCATAATACTGAGAAAATCATCAAACGATTTGGTGGAGCACGATTTCGCTTTACCGATGGCGCACACTATTTCCCACGTCTTAGTGGACTCATCGGTGAACAAGACGCGATTAAATTAAGACAACACTTTAGCTCGGAGGAAGTTTATATCCCACGTTGTGATGTTGCATTACGCATATTGCGCAATCAAAATCTAAAAGCTGATTTTGATTATTTGACGTTAAAAGAAGAAAAGAGCGATAAAATCGCACTGCTTGATATTTGTTATAAGTATCAACTCTCAGAAAGACAGGTAAGAGAAATCATCGCGAGTTTTCGACGTGAAAACACATCCCGCCAGGAAAGCCTTTTTTAATATAAAGGGGTGGAAGCCCTTCACCTCTTTACAACTACTCGTTTCCATCACAATACCCCTAATTTATTGGTTTATAGGGGTATTTTTTTATGTCTATTGAAAAAATCATTATTCACTGTGCCGCCACGCAAAATGGCGTGCGACTTGCAAAACGCGGTAAAAGCGCGGCGCAAATCATTGATGATTGGCATTTCGACGCGCATTTCCGTCGCGAAATTAATAACAAAATTGCGTTTAATCGTCATTTACACGCTATCGGCTATCACTTTGTGATCGATACCAATGGCATGGTTGAATCTGGTCGCAAAATAGGTGAAATCGGCGCGCATTGTCGCGGTCAGAATCGCAATTCAATTGGCATTTGTCTAGTCGGCACTGACCGCTTCACTGTCGCGCAGTGGCAAGCGCTCGCGCAGATTGTGCATACACTAGCTAAAGACTATCCGAATGCAACGTTACACGGACACCGTGAGTTTGCACGTAAAATCTGTCCGGGCTTTGATGTTGCAGAGTGGGTTGATAATAACTGTCAGCCGTTAGTTGAACATACAATCATGGAGCTTGAACATGAGTAAATTACAACGTTTATTTAAGTGGGTGAAAGCGTATTTTCACAAACCTTCAAATACACGCCGACCTTTTTCTTACAGTAAAAAAGCGTGGTTTTATCGCGTGCAGGGTATGCCTACACTTGCACAACAACTCTATTTAAAAATCGGGGTAGTCTTATGACAAAACTCGCTGAACTTATCACAAACAGTGACGGACGTTTGTCTACAACTGGCTTTATTCAGTTTTTCGGCGCTTTGCTGATGGCTGCAATTCTCATTTTCTGCGTCTGGCTTGACCGCTCTTATGTACCTGAGCTTTTTATGACGTTTGCTATTTTCTGCGGTGGCGGTGCGGCAACAAAAGGCTTTGCAAGTGCGGTTGAGCGACGTCGAAGTCGGAGGGATTTTGAATGAGTTTACAGCTAATTTTAGTCGCAATAGCGTTCTTTTTGGGATTGTGCGGCTATGTTGTTTTTAAATTAAAGCGCGCAAATAGCACGATTGACGCGTTATTGAAAGAAAACGCACAGCTTGAGCAAGAAAAAGCGGTTGTCACTACACAACGAAATAATCATCGGGAGCGTAAGAAGAATGAAGAAACAGCTAATAATGCTAATCGTGACGAGCTTATTAATCGCTTGCACGAGTCCGGCGACTTACGTGATTAATACGAGCTGTGACGGCTTTGCGCTGATTAAAGCCAGTCGTCATGACACAACAGAAACATTGCGACAGGTTAAAGCGCATAATGACACGTATCGCGCAATCTGCGAGGTGAAAGATGGAACTGCAAATTAACGGCGCAATGATTTTTAACTTTGTTGTGTCAATCGCGGTATTTTTTGGTGGCGTTTGGTTTAAACGACTTGATGCTGATTTTAAAGAGCTCAAAGCGGAAATTAACAAAATCAAAGAGAGCTATCAAACGAAGGAAATGGCTAATCATGTCAACAGTGGGTTTAGCAGTCAACTAGACCGCATTTTTGACAAGTTAGACAGTATTGAAGGGAAATTAGATAAAAAGGCGGATAAATAATGCGCAATAAAAATAAATCTACAGGCGAAAAACTCGATGCGATTTTAGATAAATTAGACGGCATCGGTCAAAGTATCGATCAGCAAAATCAAGAAATCGCGGACTTGCAAAAACAAGTTCAAGCGTTACAACAAGATTTAAGCGAAATGGCAAAGAAAAACCGCAATCAAGCACTCATTGCAGGCGGTATTGGCGGTGGCATTGTTGCTGTGGGTATTGAACTCATTCGCTTGCAATTTGGGGGCTAACTGATGGCATTTGATGAAAAAACACGTGCACTTGTCCGTCGCTACTATGTGTTTGAGTTTTTATCGCTTGAGCAATCGGCAAACAAAGCCAAGGTCTCATTTAACACCGCGCGACGCTGGAAAAAAGAAGCAGCAAGCAAAGGCGATGATTGGGATAAAGTGCGTGATGTGCAAGTGATGGCGGGCAGTGAGCTGACTGATATTACAAAAGGGCTGTTATCGGGCTTTATCATTCAATATCGCGCAACGATGGATGAGATTCAAAACTCGGAGCTAAATGCACAAGACAAAGTCGACCGTTTATCATCACTTGCAGACAGCTTTGCGAAGATGACTTCAGCGAGTAAGCGTATTTTGCCGGAGGTGTCGGAATCGGCGACCGCACTTAAAACCATTAAATTATTTGGCTCATACATTCAAGAGAAAAAACCACAATTGCTCGGTGAGTTTTTAGATTTGATTCGCGATTTCGGGCAACAACTGGAAAAAGAGTTTAAAAAATGACATTACTGCAATTTATTCTCGTGATAGTCGCGTGTAACAGTGCGGCGAATGGCGGTGCGTGGGGTTGGTGGGTGTTTTTGGCGTGTCTTTGCGGGAGTTCAAAATGAAGACGAAAGAATTTTTAAAAGAGCTAGAAGCGTATCACGACAGTCTACGACAAAAGTTAGAAGCGGCATTTGACGGCTGGGATGACAGTCCAGAAGCAGTGCTTTCACGACGTACAAAAGTGCTTGACCCGGTGTCAGGCTTTGATTTTTTTGTGAATAATTATTTTCCACATTACGTTCGTTCATCCTCTCGCTCCGCACTTCATCACTTTTTATTTGAGCAATTGCCGCTAGCACTACAAAAGCCAACATCAGTGCACATGGCGGTTGCAGCACCACGTGGCGAAGCTAAATCCACGATTGTCTCGCAGTTGTTTTCGCTGTATTGCTTAGTGACACAGAAAAAACGCTATGTGCTTATCGTGATGGACAGTATCGACCAAGCCTACCCGATGCTCGAAGCAATCAAAGTCGAGCTTGAGTTTAATCAGCGACTACGCATTGATTTTCCTGAAAGTACGGGGCAAGGGCGTGTGTGGCAAGCGGGCACAATTGTGACCAGTGCAAATCAGAAAGTACAAGTAGCAGGTTCAGGTAAAAAGCTACGTGGCTTGCGTCATGGTGCATATCGTCCGGACTTAGTTGTGCTTGATGATATTGAAAACGACGAGCAAGTGAGAAGCCCAGAGCAGCGCAATAAGCTCCACGACTGGCTTAAAAAAACCGTGCTACCGCTCGGCTCGGCAGACGGCAAGTTAGATATCATCTACATCGGAACAATTCTGCACTATGACAGCGTGCTAAACCGCACGTTATCAAGCAAAGCGTGGCTTACGGCGAAGTTTAAAGCCTTAATTAAAATGCCGGATGATATGTCGCTTTGGGATAAATGGGAAGACTTCTATTTGAACGAGGGCGAAGCCGTTGCCGATGCGTTCTATTATGCAAATAAAGACGCAATGGACGCGGGTGCAATCATCAGTTGGGCGGCACGACCACTGTTAGTGCTGATGAAAATTCGGGCGCGCGATGGTCACTCAACGTTTGATAGCGAATATCAAAACGACCCCGTGAGCGGTGATGACGCGATTTTTGCAAACAGCATTCAATATTGGACGGAATTGCCCGCAAACCTGATTTATTTTGGCGCACTTGACCCAAGTTTAGGTAAAGCAGGCGCAAGTCGTGACCCCTCTGCCATTCTTATTGGCGGCTATCATCGCGAAACAGGCAAACTCTATGTCATTGAAGCGCAAGTCAAAAAACGCGTGCCTGATTTAATTATTGAAGATGTGATTCGACTGCATAAACAGTACAAGTGTCAACGTTGGTTTGTGGAAACAGTGCAATTTCAAGAGTTTTTGAAAGATGAGCTGGTTAAGCGTTCCGCACAGCGTGGTTTTCCTGTGCCCGCGACTGCAATCAAGCCGAACACAGATAAAATGTTGCGCATTGAAAGCTTACAGCCGCATATCGCAAACGGCTTGATTTTACTGCATAGCTCGCAGTCAACGCTCATCGCACAATTGAGACATTTCCCAAAAGCAGACCACGACGACGGTCCAGATGCATTGGAAATGCTTTGGAAGAACGCACTAAGCAGTTCTGCCCCGATTGAGTGGACAGGCTTAAATAACCATGATTTCGATGATGACGACGATATTTACAGCATTTGGAGACGTTAAATGAAATTTTTAGACAAATTAAAAGGCTTAATCAATGTTAGAACAGAGCCAACACAGACACATGAAGCCATGGTCACAGAGCGAGGACGGATTATATCTGATCACCCTAGCAATAAGATCACCCCCGAAAAACTGAAAACGATTTTAGAAGACGCCGAGCGTGGCGATATTACCGCCCAGCATGAATTATTTATGGATATTGAAGAGCGCGACAATGATATTGCTGCGCACGTTCAAACCAGAAAACGCGCGATTTTAAAACTTGACTGGCATATCAGCGCACCGCGCAATGCAAGTGCGGCGGAAGAAAAACTGCAAGCGGAGATTGAGGAGTTATTTTATCAATACCCGAATTTTGAAGATGTGCTGGTCGATATGATGGATGCCGTAGGGCATGGGTTTTCTGCACTGGAAATCGAATGGAAACTTGAACAAGGAAAATATATTCCGCATAAGTTTATTCCACGTCCGCAGTCTTGGTTTTGCTTAGATAAAGACGATAATCTTTTATTAAAAACCCCTGAAAACGTGATGGGTGAGCCACTTTGGCTATTTGGTTGGGTCGTACATAAACACAAATCAAGAACAGTACAGCTCGCTAGAATGGGGCTATTTCGCACGTTAGTCTGGCTATATATGTTTAAATACTACTCGGTCTTTGACTTTGCCGAGTTTTTAGAGCTCTACGGTATGCCAATTCGGATTGGGAAATACGGCTACGGGGCAAGCGAAGGCGAGAAGAAAACCTTATTACGTGCACTCGCGCAAATCGGGCATAATGCGGCAGGGATTATGCCCGAGGGAATGTCAATTGAGTTACATAATGCGGCAAACAGTACATCAGCCAATAATCCGTTTTTACAGATGATTGAGTGGTGTGAAAAATCGGCAGCACGTTTAATTTTGGGGCAAACACTCACCAGTGGCGCAGATGGCAAATCATCAACGAACGCACTGGGTCAAGTGCATAATGAAGTGCGAATGGATTTGTTAGTCTCGGATGCGAAACAAGTGGCGCAGACGATTACACAGCAAATTATTTTACCGTATTTGCAGATCAACGTTGATCCAAATATCAGTGCATCACGCGTGCCCTATTTTGAGTTTGACACCAAAGAATACGAAGATTTAAGCACCTTTGCTGAGGCGATTCCTAAGCTTGTGGCAGTCGGTGTGCAAGTGCCAGAGCGTTGGGCGCGCGATAAACTTGGTATTCCAGAAGCGCAAAAAGACGAGCTGATACTTGGTATGTCAAGTGCGGATGTCAAATCTCATGCACTTTCAGCGCATGTGGTGGGCTGTCAATGCACTGCTTGTTTAAGTGGTAAACCTGTTTCATTATCGGCAAAAAATAAAGCATTTGATGAGCAAGTGTTTCTTGATGACAGTGTAGATGAAGCATTGGGCGTAGTGGATTTTAATACGCAATTAGATCCCGTAGTGCGTCAGCTTGTCGGTGTGCTAGTGACTTGTTCATCGTATGAAGAAGCAAGTGACAAGCTCGCGGAAATCTACCCCGATTTAGACACATCGGCACATCAACGCTATTTAACTCAAGCGGTGTTTCTCTCTGAAATTCTGGGGGCAAGCAATGCCAGACGTTAATTTTGCGTTGAATCTCCCGCCTGAGAAAGCCATTGCGTTTTTACAGGAAAAAGGGGCAATCGTTAAGCATATTAACGCAAAAGCGTTAAAAGACAGTGCGCGGGCGAAAGCAACGCGCATTGCCAATCTCTCAAGCCTTGAAATGACAAAAGACATCTACCAATCCCTTGCAGTAGCACAAGAAAAAGGGCTGTCGTTTGGGCAATGGAAAAAAGAGATTTTCGAGCATTTCAAGCGTAAGGGCTGGATTGCGGGCTATGATAAAGAATACTTACTGGCTGATCCAAGCACAGGCGAGTTTTTCGGCACGCCTCGCCGATTAGAGAACATTTTTCGCACAAATATGCAATCGGCGTATTCGGCGCAACGCTATCAGCAAATGCGTGATAACGTGGATAATCGCCCATACTGGCAATATAGTGCAATATTAGACGACAGAACACGTCCCAGTCATAGCGCGATGAATAAGCTTGTCTATCGTTATGACGATCCATTCTGGAACACATTTTATCCGCCTAACGGCTTTAACTGCCGCTGTTCAGTTATCGCATTAAGTGAGCGTGATATTAAACAACAAAAACTGGTTGTTGGGGAGAGCAAAAACCGCTTGGTTGATTATGTGCGAAAAGTCAATGCCACGCTTAATGAGAAAACCACGGCATTTAAGCTGTCGGAAGAAAAATGGATCATTACCGATCGCGGTTTTGATTATAACGTCGGCAAAACCAGTTATAAGCCAAATTTGGACTTGTATCCCGAAAAATTGGCGTATCAATTTGCAAAACAAGAAATGGCAAGCGAGGGATTTAAATTTGATTTTAAACAGCTTGAAAACGCGTTTCTGCCGCACGCTGAAGAATACAGAAAAATTAAATCATCAAACGCACGTCAACAGTTTTTAAATACGGTGCGTGAGCAATTAAGCATGAATTATAAATTCACTGCGGGTGTATTGAGTGCGGACACAAAAAGCCAAATTAACACGTCACTCGCAACAGTTTGGCTCTCCGATGACAGCTTGATTAAGCAAATTGCAAATCGCAAAGGACAAGACTTTACGTTTGATGATTACGCACTCTTGCCGGATGTGCTTTACTCACCGGATAAAATTGTGTTAGAGGATAATTTTCATGTGAAGTTATATAAGCGGATTAACCACAAACGCTTTTTAGCTGTGATCAAAGTGTTAAACGCATCAGATGAAATTTATTTACAATCGTTAAGATTTGTTAGCGAAAGGCAATGGGATAAAGCGTTTAGATAGCTATGTCGCCTGGCGGGACTCGAACCCCCCGCATATCAATCCCTGCATTGTGCATTCGTTAGCAGTTGTCGAGATTTACTGCGACAGGCGACACTTGAGGACACTATAATCATGATTGAAGTCGAAATCAATAATAAAAGAGTTTTAACTACACTCAATCACATTGTAAAACATGTGAAAAATCGCCGTCCGCTCATGCGTGCTATCGCGGGGACAATGAAAACTGCGGTAGACATGAATTTTAGCCAAGGCGGTCGCCCTTCTTGGCTACCGGTTAAACATCGCCCTGGTGGCACGCCGCTAAACGATAGCGGTTTGTTAAAAAACAGTATTCAACAATATAGTGATAATGATGGTGCAACTGTGGGGACAAACCTTGTCTATGCGCCTATTCATCAATTCGGTGGCAAAACAAAAGCGCATGTAATTAAGCCTGTTTTCAAAAAGGCACTGGCGTTTAACGGCATTGTGCGTAAGTCTGTTTATCACCCGGGAAGTCATATTCCTGCTCGCCCGTTTCTGCGATTAACCGTGCAAGATGAACAAAATATTACGCATGATGTGAAAAGCTATTTTAAACAGTTTTTTAAATAGCACTAAAATAGCGATAAAACGCCCGTATTTGCGTTATTTTGTTTCTCCCTAAGATTTATCGAATAAATTTTTTTAAAACGTTTTAAAGCGATTTAAAAAGGTTTTAAAAAAGGTTTGGGGTTAAATCTTATTTTTCTCTTCATTAATTCAATTCAAAAAAGGGGTGGAAGCCACGCCACTCTTTTCATTTTTGCTTTTCTTCTATTCTGCTACTTGACGAATTTTTTATAAGTAAAAGGGATACAAACGATGAAGATTAAGCCAATTGCATTAAGTTTTGCACTTCATACTGCAACAAATGGGCGGATTCAGCTGTTTCCCTTCGGTCGTTTCTATCCACAAGATGGACGCCCCGAGGGCGAAGGAGGTTGGTATGTAGATGAAAGAAACGGTTATAAGTTAGCTGATGATATCAATCAGCTAAAAATCAAACTCATGATCGACTACGAACATCAAACTTTATTTACCGCAATGAACGGTAAGCCAAATCCGGCAGCAGGTTGGATGGAAAAAGCGGAATACATTTCAGGCGAAGGTATTTTTGTCGATGTGAAGTGGACTAAAAAAGCGCATCAACAAATCCAAGATGGCGAGTATCGCTATATTTCACCGATGTTTTTAAGTGATCAAGATGGAAAGGTCACAAAAGTAATTAACGCGGCACTAACAAACAGTCCCGCTTGCCACGATTTAGCCGAAGCTATCGCTTTTTCCTCTCAATTTGAACAATCACATAAACACAAAAAGGACAATTCAATGCTTGAGTTATTACGTCAATTATTCGGTGAGCCTAACGCCACTGAAGACCAAATTAAAGAAAAGTTAAGCGCGCTTTCTGCTACAAAAGGCGATAGCCAAGTAGCACTTAGCGATGTGTACACAAAATTAAAAGAAAAAGAAGGTGAAGTCGTCGCACTTACTGCCAAAACAGGTGCAGAGCCTGATCCGAGTAAATATGTGCCAATTTCAATGATGAAAGACGTACAAGATAAGTTAAATGCACTAAGTGCACAAGTGCAAGGCGATAAAGTCAATGATTTGATTCAAACCGCATTATCTGACGGGCGTTTATTGCCATCGCAAAAAGAATGGGCGGAAAAACTGGGGAAATCGGATATTACCGCATTGTCTGACTATTTGAGCATTGCGACACCAAATCCTGCTTTAGCTGGTGGTAAGCAAGCAAAAGAAGATCCGACGCAAAACAAACCTGTTGCGTTAAGCGATGAGGAAAAATATGCGGCAAAAACGCTTGGTATGACTGAGCAAGAATTTATCGACACTCACAAAAAGGAAACTAAATAATGGCTATTAAAAAATCAGCGGTATTAAACATTATTACCGAGCAATTTCGTAAAGAATTCGCAGCAGGCTTAGCAACTGTTGAGCCGCAGTGGTCGAAAATCGCGATGGAAATTCCATCCTCTACTGCAACCAATACTTACGGATTTTTAGGTAAATTCCCGAAAATGCGCGAATGGGTCGGTAAGCGTGAAATTAAAAGCATGCAAGCGCAAGGCATGAGTATTAAAAATAAAACGTTTGAGTCAACGGTTGGGATTTCAGCAGATGAAATCGACGATGACCAAGTCGGCTTATATCGCCCGATGATTCGTCTTGCAGGTGAGGCAGCAGCAGAGTTGCCAGATGATGAAGTCTTTAGTTTGCTCAAAAAAGGGAAAACTACGCTTTGTTATGACGGTCAGAACTTCTTCGATACTGACCACCCAGTATTTGAAAATGTCGACGGCACAGGCTCACAATCGACACAAAGTAACTTAACTGTAGGGACAGATGATAATGCGCCGACATTCTATATTTTAGATGTGCATTCCGCTATTAAGCCACTTATCTGGCAAAAACGTCTTGCGCCTGAAATTGAGCCAAAATTTGATGCTTCACGAAGTGATCATGTGTTCATGGAAAATGAATACTTATGGGGTGTAAAAGCCCGTGGTGCGGCAGGATTTGGTTTCTGGCAACTCATTCACCGCGTTGAGAAAACCGCGTTAACGAAAGAAAACGTGACGAAAGTCATCGCGAAAATGAAAGGACTCAAAACAGACGGCAATAAAACGTTAAATATTCGTCCGAATTTGATTTTAGTGCCAACGGAGCTTGAAACCGCGGCGAAAGAGCTTTTCAAAACCAAAATCATTAACGGCACATCTAACATTTTAGAAAATGAATTAGATGTTCTGGTCTCTCCATTTATCAATGAATAATCAGTTTACAAAGGGCGTGTTTACGCCCTTTAGGAGTCAAATATGGCAAAAAAAGACAAAGAAAAAAGTGTAAAAGACACTGAAACTACGAAGAACGCGACAAATTCAAGCGCAGACAATGATATCAAGACTACAGAAGGTGCAACAGGCTCAAATGTAGATACGGATGTCAAAGCGGAAAAGAAACAAGATGATGTAAAAGCGGATGCATTGGACACCAACGTTATTCAACCGGTTGGTTATTCGGTGAAGTTACGTGATATTCATCCGCAAGACAGCTACGGACGTTGCGGCTATCGTTTTAATAAAACAGAACCGACGTATTTTTCAGTTGATGAGCTTACTGGTGAGCAAGTCGTGACTTTAGCTGAAGATCCGTGGTTAGAGCTTATCCCCGTTTGTGAAGAGTAAAACATGAAATATTGCACGCTAAACGACTTAATCACCGCATTCGGTGAGGATGAAATTCATCGCTTAATTGCAACAGATGAAGAAGCAGAGAAAGCGATTGATGATGCTCAAGCGGAAATTGATATGTATTTAGCCGACCGCTACACATTGCCGACGCAAAGTGTGCCGAAATCATTAAATCGAATTGCGTGCGATATTGCACATTATTACTTATACAACAGTGTCGATGAAACAAGCACGGTGTACTTGCGTTATAAGCAACGCATCAAGCAACTTTCTGATGTCGCATCAGGAAAGCTGTCACTTGGTCTAGACGGCAACAATGAAAAGCCAGGCGAAAATCAAGTAGTCTTTATTGAAACAGGCAAAAAGGTGTTTTCACGATGAATTATTTATTTGCAGGCGACGCAATTAAACAGCGTTTAAAAACAGCTGTACCGGAATTTAAAGAAATTTTACTTGCCGGTGAGCTTGCGAAAATTAATCAAGCGGCACAGAAAACCCCGAGTGCGTATGTGATTTATAACGGTGATGTCATTAATTCATCTGTTCAAGCGCAAGGTGGGCTTGGTAAAGCGCAATATGTCACGCAAGAATGGACGGTGGCAGTCGTGGTGAATCTTGCGGATAAACGTAGCTTAAATGGTGTAGATGAAACTGCCGGCGAATTAATGACAAAAACACTGCAAGCATTAACAGGGTTTGTCATTAATGAGCGCACAAAGCCACTTACACGCTCATCAACAGCATTGAAAGTTGAATATATCGACGGGTGGGGATACTACCCTTACGTTTTTAACGTTGAATTTGTTATGCCGAGGTTGAAATGACAAAAATTAAATTACTGAAAAATCACACACACTACGGTGTGCAGTATCAAGCGGGTGATGTAATTGAGGTCAATCCAATTGACGCTCATTTTTTAACGCGACTAAAAATTGGTATTAAACAACAGTCAAAAAAAGAGGAAAAAGTAAATGAGTAGAGCGGAAACATATAGCTACGGGCAAGGTAAGGTCTATCTTGCGGAGCGTTTGCCAAGCGGTGAAATTGGTGCGCAACGCTGGGTGGGTGATGTGTCTGAATTGAGCATCTCGTTAAACGTCGAAGATTTGACGCATAAAGAATCATACTCGGGCAATCGTCAAGAGGTGCGTAAGATTATTACAGCGAAAACAGGTGAGGTGTCAGCGAAATTTCATGAGTTGAGTGCGGAAAATCTTTCATTAGCATTGCTTGGTCAATCAACAAAAATTGAAGCGAGTTCCGTCTCGGGTGAAAAATTACCGGAAGAAATCAAAAAAGGCGATCGCATTGCACTCGCGCATCAAAACGTCAGCTCAGTGACAATTGGTAGTTTAGTTGAAAACACCGATTTCATTGTTGATGCAACATTCGGCGTGGTCGAATTCTTAAAAGAAATCAACAGTAACAGCGATACGGTATCGTACAGCTACGGTGAAGTGTTAAACGTCGCGTTGCTCACTGAAAACCCGAAAGACTTGTTCTTACGTTTCGAGGGTGTGAACTTAGCTGAAGACAACGAATGGACGTTAGTTGAGCTGTATAAAGTGAATTTTAACCCGACTGATGCGCTCTCGCTTATCAATAGTGGAAATGAGCTTGATGCATTAAACGCTAAAGCGAAGATTTTAGCCGATACAACTAAAAGCGGTGATAAAACGCTCGGTCGATTTGGTCGTGTCGTGAAAATCACCAAGTAATTAACACTCTCGGCACATTGCCGAGAGCTGTTTTAAATCACATTTAAATGGGTTTTAAAAATGACAAAAACAGCAAAAGACGAACTTAATATTCTGTTTCCTAACGCCAAAATTAATATCGCTGGCGTGGAAGTTGAAGTTAAAGAATACACGCTACTGCAACAGCTACAACATCATGAAAAATTAATGCCGTTTATTCACTCTCTACGCGAAACAATGGCAGATAAAGCGAGCTTCAGTCTTGACAAGCTCATGGATTGTATCAGCACGCATTATCAAGATGTGCTGGAGCTTGTTGCATTATCAACGGATCAGAGCGTTGAGTTTATTCAAAATTTAAAAGGCGAAGATGCAGAGTCGCTTTTAATGCTTTGGTGGACAGTTAATAGCGATTTTTTTACCCGCAAAGTGTTGCAGCCGACACTAGAAAAAATGGCAATGAAGCAGGTCGAGACATTGACTTCGGCGAGCTTATCGAGCACTTAATTGCGAACGGTCATCGTTTTTCAGACGTTAAACACTATACCGCGCGTCAAATTGCGCTTTTTTATGAGAAGTCTCTACAACGTGAACGCAGAGCACGCGCGGGCAGAACAATGGATACCTGCTATGGCGTAAACGGTGGGAAAGAAATTCAGGACTACATAAATCAATTGACCGCATAAAGTGCGGTCAATTTTTAAAGTGGACTATGGGCTATATTGCGGCAAATAAAATGGCGAGCAAAGCAACTAAAGGCTCTCTAATGATAAACGCGATAATGCCCATCACAGCGATGAGAAACAAGCTTAAAAGAAGGGCTTGAAACGCAGTCAAGACACTGAATAGCGCAAGCAAAAAGCTGATAGATAACGGCAGTGTCATAATAACAGTCACTATTAGCTCAATATAAGCATCATATTTTTTATTCATATAAGAGCTCCTATGTCTAATTTAACACTTGCATTAAAAATTAAAGCAGATTTAAACAATGCGTTGAACAATTTTAAAGCACTTGAAACGGAATTGCAACGCACAGGTAAATCAGCGGGCGCGCTGGGTGCTAAAAGCGGAATTGGCGCAAAAGGGCTTGATAATCTTGGCAAACAAGCCGATAGCGTCACTAATAAACTAGGCAAAACCCGCGCAGGCATTGAATCTATCAGTCGACAGCTTGCACGTTTACAACATTTTTCTACCGGGCTCATCGGTATTAATATCGGCGCAAGCGGTATTCAATCACTTTTTAACACAGCAGATGCGTACAATAACTATGAAGCGCGCATCCGCCTGGTTTCACGTTCAAACAAAGAGGCACAAGGCACGTTTCGTGAACTCATGCAAGTGGCAAATGATACCGGTCAACTGTTTGAAGCGACAGCCGAGCTTTATACACGCGTTTATCGCAGTATGGGCAGTAATGCGAACAATGCAGAAATTCTTCAGTTCACTAAAACTATTCAACAAGCACTCGTCGTCTCCGGTGCGGGTGCACAAGAAGCCAAAGCCGCCTTAATCCAGTTATCACAAGGGTTGGCATCAGGGACATTGCGCGGTGAAGAGTTTAATTCGGTTGCAGAACAAGCCCCGGTCATTCTTGAAATCTTGCAAAAATCATTGGGTAAAACGCGCGGTGAGCTTAGAAAAATGGCAGAAGACGGTAAGCTCACACCACAACTTATTTTAGCAGCGACAAAAGAAGCGCAAGAGCAAATTCAGGCGCAGTATGACCAGATGCCTAAGACTATTAGTCGCGCGGTAAATGAGCTTTCTAACGCATGGCTACAATTTATCGGTCAAGCGGATAATGCGTCATCGGCTTCATCACTGATTGCCTCGTCAATATCTGCGCTAGCATCAAGTCTAGATGAGCTCGGCACAATCGCTATTGTAGTAAGTACAGCCCTTGGTGTGCGACTTCTTGCCGCATTAACCAAAAAGACGATTGCGTATATTCAAGAGCAAGGTGCAGCAACAAAAAGCATGCTCGCAACCAGAGCGAAAGCACAAATTGATGTCATGGCGGCAAGATCTGCACATATTGCGGCAGTCAAAGAGCTTGAGCTTGCGCGAGCAAAAGATGCCGGTTACGCCTCATCAAAACGTTTAACACTGGCAATGCAAACAGAAGAAGCCGCAAGTAAACGGCTTGCACTGGCTAAAGGCATGCTCGCAAAAGCTGAAGCATCCGCGGGATTGGCATCGCGTATTGGCTCAGGTGCGCTGGCATTTGTGGGTGGTGGTTTTGGTGCAGCCGTGCTGGCAACATTGGGCTTAATCGCGGTTTATCAATATCTCAAAGCAAAAGAAGAGGAATTAGAGGCGCAATACAATCAAACACTTTCGTCGATTCAGTCACACATTGACAAAACGGAAGAGCTGATTGAAGCGCGTCAAAGACTCGGTGAAATCGGTGGTTTTTCAGACCGAATGGCACAGCTAGAGAGCAATAAAAAAGCACTGGATGATGCACAAAAAGAGCTTGAATTACTCAACGCAAAACGCGCGCAATTGCAAGAAATTAATCAAACTAATGGGTTTGGACTTGCAGACACATCTAAGCTTGAAGAATACAACAAGAAAATTAAAGAGCTTGAAGAGCTTATTGCAAGACTAACAGGCAAAACAAAAGAAATTGGCAATATTACCGAATCACAACTTGCAGCGGCATTTGAAGCAGCTGTACAGCAAGGCGGTGCGCTGGCTGAAAAGCTAAGAGAAATCGGTAACGCAAATGCAAAAGAGGCTGTCGAGTTATTAACGCCCGTCATTAAAGACGCTGAAGAACAAATGAAATCAGCAAGCTCAGAACTTGATGAAATCAATGTCAAGCTCGGTAAAGAGCTGGTGAATGTCACGCAAACTGCAAAAGAGCAATTGCTTTCGCTTGGTGAAAAATTCATGGCGATGGCACGTGATGCGGGTTTAAGTGGGCAGGTGCTTGATACATTCAATAAAAAGCTTGAAGAAAACTTAAAACTGATTGATGAGATTGATAATGCAAAAATCACAAAAGATAACGAAAAGTTTTTTGCTGATTTAAGTAAGCGTGCGCGTCAATCAAAAATGACAACAGAAGAGCGTTTAGTTGATGATATCAATCACAGAGAGGGAGCAACGCCAGAACAGATTGCACAAGCACTTAAAGACGCAAAAGCGATTGCAGAAGGTGAAAAATACCGTCAGTCAAAAAACAAAAAGTCAAAGTATGACGCTGATGCAAAAAACCTTGAGCTCAATATTCAATACTTGCGCTTAACGGGTCAAGAAGTCAAAGCAAATTTAACTGACATCGAGGGACGTTATAACAAGTTGCTCGCGGAATTTCAAAAAGCGGGCAATGTGAAAGGTATTGATCTAATCAATAAAGTGTTGCCGCTTGAAAAAGCCAAGGTGCAGATTGACGGCGTGCAAGCTGAAGTCAATCGTCTGTTTCAAAATCAAAGCGCACAAGAGCAACGCATTCAATCGCAAGTAAACACGGGACTTATCTCGCATCTTGAAGGACAACGTCAGCTTAAAGAGGTCTATGCACAGACTGTGGCTGAAATTGAAAAGCAACTGCCATTATTAGAGAAACTCTCACAAATGCCCGGCGCACAGGGTGAACAAGCACGCAATATGCTTGAGCAAATGAAGTTAAAAATTGTTGAGCTAAAAAGTGCGGGCAATGACTTGGAAAAGGCGTTCAAAGACGGCTTAACTCAGGGCATCCAAAGTTCACTGATGGGACTCGCACAGGGCACCATGACGTTACGTGATGCGATTAAAAACCTTGCTTTAACGATTGTAAACTCCATGGCACAAATTGCCGCGCAACAGCTTGCAATGCAGGCAACCAGTGCAATCGGTGGCTTATTTGGTGCAGTCGGTGGCACAGTGACCGCGGCAACGGGTGGCTATATCACAGGACCGGGCACCGGCACATCGGATTCTATCCCTGCTCGACTGTCAAACGGTGAATACGTGATTCGTGCAGCTTCTGTATCACGCTACGGGGTGGATTTTTTACACGCAATTAACCGCGGACAACTGCGTAAATACAGCACGGGCGGACTGGTATCTATGCCGAAAGTATCTACAAGTAAAGAGCCTGGCTTAACACAAGCGATGCAAAATAACGCGGGTGCGCACGCGGTGGCTTCACCGGTGCATATTCAACAAACCTTGGCAGTTGACAGCGCAGAGCTTTTTACCGCAGGCATTAATACTCACGCGGGTGAGCAAGCGGTACTGACAGTCATTCGCGCGAACAAGCAAACAATTAAAGAAGAATTAAAATAAGGGGTATAAACATGGCATATGAAACCGGTACGGCGCAAAATGAGCGCGATTTACTCGATAAAATCAACACGTTTTTAACGACGAATGAAGAGTTAGTGCGTGACGGACAGGCGTGGACAATGTTGTTTGAACGCACATTGGATGCCACGCCCGTGAGAAAGCCTATTCGTCAAATCGCATGGAAATCAACCGGCACCGGCGTTGAGCAAGATATTTATCTGTGTGCATCGACTGACAATCTGATTGCAGAAGATACGTTCAATATCAACTTCTGGGGTGGCACATTCTTTAATAGTCAATTTGTCACTGCAACAGAAATTGAGCGCGGCATGATAAATGCCTCGCCCGGTGTTGTGCTCTTTGCAGACGACCGTGCAATTGAATATCACATTGTCGCATCGGGACGTTGCTGCAAGATTATTACGCGTATTTCACAAGTCTGTTCAAGCGCTTACCTCGGCTTTATTTTACCAACGGTGCCACCGACAGAATATCCGTATCCGCTTTGCGTGGCAGGCTCGGCACCTTTGATTGATAAAGTTAAAAATAGACTTTTGACGCGGTATTCACAAAATAACCACTTTGTCTCTTCTATTGTCGACCCACGCTACGGCAATTGCTGGTTATTCACACCAGAGCAAGCCTGGCGTGATTTTTATGGCTCGCGTTATGAGTCAAATGTAACGCCAGATTCAGATCAGCAATTTTGTTTTCCGCTTTCAAATTACAGATACGAACATTACTTCACCCCATATTTACAGGACAGACTTGGTGCCACACCCGGCGGGAGTTTCCCACTTATTCCCGTTGAGCTGTTAAATAGTTCCCGCTCGAGTGCAGGGCGTAACCGCTGGGGTGCGATGGATGGTGTGTATTGGGTGCCGGGCTTACAGCGCGCAGCAGGTGATGTCATTGAAAGTGATACAGATAACTTCAGAGGGATTGTATTTAACGGCGCATTTCGCGTGTCTGTGCGCGATTTTTTTGTGATTGAAACAGGAGTGTAAAAATGGCTTATCAAACAGGTACGGCAAGCTCAGTGGTAATCTTGCTTGAAAAATTAAAAGAGTTTGCCGAAACGCAGAACTGGACAATTAACAAACATAACTCAACGCAACTTTTTTTAAGTAATAGCGATGGGCATTGGGCACTGGAATTTAAAGAGAATTTACTCTTCACACTTGTGTGTACCGGGTTTGATGGCAGCCGTGATGCATTCAATCAACCGGGCAGTTCAGCTAATTCACAGTTCGCTTACAGACGAGTGAGAACAGCCACGTCACACTTAGAAAACGGCAATTTTGTGACATATGATTTTTTCGGCACAAGCCAGTATTTACATGTTGTTGTACAAATTGAAGCGGAGCGTTTCCGACACTTCGGCGTTGGCACATTGCATAAAGAAGGCGAATACACCGGTGGGCAATATGCCTTTGGCACCTATATCGAGCAATCATCACGTTATTTGTCTCGCGGTAATCATAATTTCGGCTTCTCTGGCGGTTCTGAAGCATTTGCGCCGGTTTTGCGAGTGAATTTAGAGGGTGACACAACAACACCATGGTACTTTTGCCCAGTAAATACGCATGTTAATAATATCCGAGAGAGGGATTATGGCAAGTTTTTATTAACTCTCGGTCGTGCAGCGATGTATAACAGCAATTATGGTGCGCATCTTGAGAGAGATTTGGTTTTTTATTCACAATCAAAATTTGGACAAATGCTTATGCCCTGCCCGCATTCATTAATTATTTACGGCAAAGACGGGGTGTTTCGTCGTGTTGGCATACTACCGGAGCGTTATGAATGCATAATGGTGGGAATTTCACCGCGTCAGATTATCACCATTTCAGGTGAGCAGTGGATGATTATCCCGAGCGCGCAATTTGATGCGAGTAACGTAGATGAAGTGGCGCGCAATCGTGATAATTCAGGCATTCAAGGTGTGGCATATCGTATTGTTGAGTGAGTGAGATATGGCAACGATTAAGGGTTATAAAATCGCCCATCAACTTACCGGGCATGGCAGTTTTTTAATTGGGCTGACGACATACCGTGGGGAGAATACGCGTCTTACTTTACCGCCACGGATTCGACGTGGTGCGCTGAAGACAACAACAAAGCAAGATTTACACAAATCAGTTAAGTCATATATTGTGCCGAACTACTACAAGACACTTTATAGTCGCGTGTATGTGATACCTCACATCGTTAATCTTGGCGCGATGTCGACGGAGCAAATCTTCGATGTGCAAGTCTGGAATGCCAATCGCTACGCGGTTAATTTAACTCTTGTCCAGGCGCAAAATGCTGAAGGTGTTGAATTAACGGGAGCACAAACGCCGGTGAAATTACACTCTCTCGCACTGAAAAAATGGACAGCAAAGGTCTCGATGAACGGTCCGGCAGTGATTGACGCGCTAGTGTTATGGCATTTTGTTAATCACCCCGCTGTCACACTTAATATCACCGGTTCTCGCTCAACAGAATGGGCGTTCTTTCCAGACTGGAGTGAGAATGTCGTCGAAAACTTGTATTTTCTAACGACTGTACATCAGTCAATTACTGGCGCTGAACAGCGTATTGCAAAACGCTTATCGCCTCGCCGTACATTTGAGTTTAAAGTCACGACAGAAGGCGTTCACCGTCAAGTGTTTGAAAATATGCTCTACGCCTACGGCTCACGCGTCTGGTCTATGCCAATTTTTACTGATTGTGCAACGCTGTTACAACACGTTGCGCCAGGCGACAGTGAAATTCAAATTCACACCGCAGGCTATGATTTTAGCGTAAAAGGGCAAGTTTTATTGATGAACGGACAAACAAAAGAAAGTGTGGAAATTAGTGGTGTTGAAGTAAATAAACTGATTTTAAAACGTCCTGCCGTCAACCATTTTGATGCGGTTAATACAAAAGTCTATCCGATTCGCTCGGCTGTGCTTACTGATATGCCGACAGTCACGCGATTAAGTGATGGTGTGTCGAGTGCGCAAGTGCGGTTACAAATTCATGAACATAATGCGCATTCAGCGGATATCACGCATTTGCCGACATATCGCAATCATCCGGTATTAGAGCCAACAAGTGAATGGTCTGAAGACATCACTGCACAATACTTACGTTTAATTCAAACACTCGATAATGAAACTGGCTTGCCGTTTTATCTTGATACCGCGCGCAAAGCGTTTCAAATCACAAGTCATCGTTTTGTGCTAGCAAATCGCGAAGAACAGCGCAAATTACGTCAGCTGTTCTACTATCTACGTGGCAGACAGCGCGCAATTTGGGTGGCAACATCAGCAACAGATATCACGCTGAAATCAGACATTTCTACTAAGACGTTTGATATCTATTTCATGCACTACACCGCGATTTTGAAAAATCAAGTTGGTCGTCAAGATATTCGTATCGAGTGCACAGACGGCAGTGTGCACTATCGCAGAATCGTCACATCATCAGTCGTTGACGAGCAAACAGAGCGACTCTCATTTGATGGTGAAGAGTTAAGAATTAAGCAAGAAGAGATAGCAAAAATATCCTTTCTCACGCTCTCTCGACTTGAAAGCGACCAAGTGACCTGGACACATCACACCGATGCAGATGGTGTCGCAACAGTGACCGTGAGTTTCCGTGGTTTGCGTGATGAATTAGAGGTTTAAACAGGGTTTAAAAGGAGTTTAAAGATGAGTTTTTTAGACAAAGAGCACTCTATCGCAGACGGACAGCCTGTCACGCTGTATCAGTTCATCCGCGGCGATAACGAAAAAATCTGGCGGTTTTGTAATGCAGACAAAGATATTGTAGTCAATAACGAGAAATGGACCGCGATTGCTATTTCAGACACCGGGCGTCGCACAGGTGAGAATATCAATATCACGCTGCCGAGCAATAACCCGGTGGCACTGCTTTATCGCGGTATGCCGCCAAGTCAAACTGTTAAAGTGATGGTTATGCGTTTGCATTATGAGCAACAAGAAATGCGCGTGGTGTGGGTGGGCACAATCATTGAAGCAAAGCGCCCCGATGTGCATAAAACGCAGCTTATCTCGGCAGGGCTTTCAGCTACGATGGACAGCGCAGGACTGCGCCTTACTTGGGGGCGTAACTGTCCGTATACGTTATATGACCAAGACTGCCAGTTGAACCCAAAAAACTTCGCGGTGGCAGGGCTTACGATTAGTGCGATGGACGGTGTGATGATTGTGGTCAACGTGCCCGATGACTTACCAGAAGGCTGGTTTAATGCTGGCTTTATTGAGTGGATTGACAGCGATGGCGTACGTGAAGTACGTGCGGTTAAAACACATAAAAACAACCAGCTCACACTGCTCGGCGGTACGCAGAAACTCTCTGTCGGCACAGTGATTAAAGCGTATCCCGGTTGTGATGGCAGACCTGTTACTTGTTTGAAAAAGTTTAACAATATGCTGAATTTTGGCGGCGTCCCGCACATGCCGAATAAGTCGCCATACGACGGTTCAAGAGTATTTTAAGGAGGTGATATGTTTGCAGCTATTGGTTGGGCACTGGTTCGTGCAGTCGCTGTGCTAGCACTTAATTATTTTGTGACGCAGGCACTCGCTCCACGTCAGCGAAACGCACAAAATATCGAGGCAGTATCTAGCGAGGAATGGAACTTCCCACAAGTGGATGAAGGTATCCCCCAATGCGTCTTTTTTGGCGATTGCTGGACAGAAGACTGGCAGGTATTAGCTTACGGTAACTACCGTTCAAGTCCGATTAAGAAGGGGTAAATGATGGAAAAATTAATGATTACCATGCAAGACATGCGTCGCGTCGGTTTTTGTGCATCGGGCGTGGAAACATTTTTTAAACGCGAAAACTTAGATTTTAACGACTTTTTACAAAACGGCATTGAGGCACAGACACTATTAAATACAGGCAGTGTGTTTGCCCGTAAATGTGTGGCAGAAGCTGAAAAAGCAAGAGGTGAATAATGGGTGGTAAAAGACGTGGCGGAGGTCCGGTTACAGTTGGCTACAGATACTATTGGGATATTCAATCGGGCATTGGGCGCGGACCGGTGGATGAAATTGTGGAAATCCGTGTAGATGATAAAACCGCGTATGTAGGCACGCCTGGTGAGCTGACACAATCGAAAGCTATCTATATAGACAAGCCTAACCTTTTTGGTGGCGAGGCGACTGGCGGTGAAGGCGGCATTCAGGGAAGAATGGAAATTTTGATGGGTGAGCCGGACCAAAAGCCGACACAAATGCTGATTAATTTACTGAAAAATGTACACAATCCGCCACTGAATTCGGCATTAAGTGGAAAAGGACGTAAAAAAAGAACAAGACAGCAACAAGTCGAGCAAAGCACCTTTTTCTCAAACGGTGATATTAGCGCAGGCAATGTCAGTCCAGAAGATGTCATTCCTGGCTTTCGTGGCACCGTCACAACTGTATTTAGTGGTTTGATTAGTTGCTATAACGCGTATCCGAAAAAGCACAGTTACCGCGTTCGTCGCACGCACAAGTGGGGAGCGGTTGCGCCGTGGTATCCGGAAAAAGCCCGGATTTTACTGCGTAATGACAATTTGAAAATTTCAGGCTTAACGCCGGAGCAAGAAGAAAACGTGCGTCAGATTCACGCGATGAACCCAGCGCATATTCTAGTTGAATGCGCAACAAACAAGAGTTGGGGCGGGAAAAAAGACATTACGGAATTGGATATAGAAAGCTATAAAAAAGCGGCAGATACACTCTTCGAGGAAGGCTTTGGGCTGTGTATTCGCTATAATCGTCAGGGCTCAGTTAAAGAGTTTGTGCAGCAGATTATCGATCACATCGGTGCGGTGCAATACGAAGATGTGAAGACGGGGAAATACGCCGTTAAACTCATTCGTAACGACTATAAAGTCGATGAGTTGCACACGTTTAACTACGATAACGGCATTTTACGCGTGCAAGACGACGATAACGCCGCAACAGATAACGCCGCTAATCAAGTGGTGGTGAAATACCTCGACCCAGTGACGAATCGTGAAGATAAAGCGATTGCCAATAATATCGCGTCAGTACGTATGCACGGGGTCATTACAAAAACTGTGGAATATAAAGGTATTCCCACGTTTGATTTAGCCGCACGTGTGGCTCAACGCGATTTAGAGATTGTGGCAAGCAGTTTAACGCGGCTTAAAATCGTCTTTGACATGCGTGCGAGTGAACTCACGCACGGCGATGTATTTAAAGTGAGTCTTCCCGACCGCGGTATTGAAAGCGCAGTCTTTCGCGTGAGTCATATTGAAAACGGCAACGAAGGTGAATTTATTGTCACTTGCATGCAAGATGTGTTTGGCTTGCCTGCGGCAAACTATTCAACTCAAAAAGCGGACTCGCTTTACACGCCACCAGATTATAGTGCTAGACCCATTACTCACAGCCACATGTTTGAAATCCCGTACCATGTTTTCCCGCTTGTGTTTAGTGATGCAGAGCTTGCCTTTATTAAACCAACGGATTGCTTTATCGCGGCAATGGCAGATGCACCGACACCACTATCCATTGGTTTTGAGATTTTAACTGATGCAGGCGCAGGCTTTAATGACACAGGTGAAGGCGATTTTACACCGTCTGTTGTGCTTACAGAAGCCATTACAAAGTATCAAACCCAAATCAAATTTAATGAAAGCACGCACAGCTATGCGTTGAAAAACGCGGTTGCGCTGATGATTGATGATGAAATCGTGAAAATTGAATCAGTAGATTTAAAAACGCGGACACTTAGCGTAGGACGAGGTTGTGCAGATACTGTGCCACAAGCGCATAGCGCAGGTGCTAGAGCGTGGTGCTATTTACTGGCAAGTGGCGAAGACAACACGAAATACACGGTCAATGAACAGTTAAGCGTCAAACTTTTAACTAAAACAGCACAAGAAACACTCGCAGAAGATGACGCTGAGGTGCTTACAATCACAACACAACAACGTCAAGCACGTCCTTACCCGCCGGGTAACGTGAAAGTGGATGGTGCTTTTGTTAGTAGTATTGCAGATAGTTCAGCATTTGTGATCAGCTGGGCGCATCGTGACCGCGATGTGCAAGCCGATAATCTCATCTCGCACACAGAAGACAGCACGATTTTGGGTGATGGCGTCAGTTATGAAATTGCATTACTCAATGACAGCACTGTTGTTCGAACAATATCAACGACAAATAGCCAGTTTAGCTATCCGGACCCACAAAAAGTTGATGGTGAAGAATTTAATAAAATGACGCTTTGCTCAGTAAAAAACGGCTTAAAAAGCTTGTTTAACTATACTTTCAGCGTTGCTGGAGCCATGCAACTATTACATAACTGGAACTACGCAGAGGGGTTCACACAAGGCGAATCACTTATTTATCACTATGATGATAGTGACATGCCGGGCGGAAAATACATCATGCTTTCATCAAATGCAAATCAGCATTCTGTGATTTATAAATCGTTTGCTGTTGATTCAAGCGTGTACAAGCGTTTTGCGCTCTCATATAAAGTTGGCACCTATGATAAGCGAAATGGGCTGTGTTTAGTCTGGGTCATGCTTTATAGCGGTGATGAGTTTGTGTCAGGGTCTGTGTCAGAACAGCTTGGCGAATTTGACACAACAGAATGGCGAGTAAAACAAGTTGAGGGCGAACTGCCAGAGGGTGTCACAGAAATCCGATTTAAAATCACCGTGATTGGCACAATAAGAAATAATGCGATTGCATTTAAAGATATTGTTGTGAAAGGAGGCGAATAAAAAATTTTTTTTCAAAACACTCACTTTCTTTAGATCTGCATCTTAATATAAAGACAGCGATACTATAAACACCGGAACTGTTTATAGTATCAGCTAAGCAGAAACACCCTGCATATAGCCATGCGCTGCCTGTCCGATCAGACGGGCAGATTTTAGCAAATAACATCTAGAAATGGAAAGTATATGCAGAAATCTAAAGAATATCGTTGCGAATGCTGTAAAAAGCTACTCGCACGAGCAGAAAGCGTACAAAAGCTAGAAATAAAATGCGTACGCTGTAAGAAAATTAATCAATTCAATTAATCAAATCAGAGTGTCAGAACACCGCGAGTGTCCGAACGCCATAATTTAAGGATAAATTATGGCAAAACAATTCAAACAAGCACCGCTCCCGTTTACTGGACAGAAACGAATGTTTCTCAAGTATTTTGAACAAGTCTTGGATGAAAATATTCAAGGTGATGGCGAAGGTTGGACTATTATTGATGTGTTCGGCGGAAGTGGCTTATTAAGTCACACCGCAAAGCGTTTAAAACCAAAAGCGAGGGTCATTTACAATGACTTTGACGGGTATTCGGAAAGACTAAATCACATAACTGAAATTAATCAATTACGTGAAATACTCTATCAAACTGTTAATGGAATTATACCAAAAGATAAGCTCATTAGTAAGCAATTAAAAGAAGAAATTATTAATAAAATCAATGGTTTTAAGGGTTATAAGGATGTAAATTGCTTATCTTCTTGGCTACTTTTTAGCGGTCAGCAAGTCGGCTCTTTAGACGAGTTATTTAAGCAACGTTTCTATAATTGTGTTCGGAAAACTGACTATATGTTCGCAGAAGGTTATCTGGACGGCTTGGAGGTCGTTAGCGAGTCTTTTCATCAACTGTTGCCAAGATTTCAGGATAAAGAGAAGATTTTAATGGTGCTTGACCCGCCGTATCTCTGTACACGACAAGAAAGTTACAAGCAAGCGACTTATTTTGATCTTATCGACTTTTTAAGGTTGATCCATTTGACTAAACCACCATTTATTTTCTTTAGTTCAACTAAATCGGAGTTCATTCGATTTTTAGACTACACGCAAGAGGATAGAGTGGATAACTGGAGGACATTTGAAGGTTATAAGAGAATTATTGTTAATACATCAGCAAGTTACAGCGGGAAATATGAAGATAATCTCATCTATAAATTCTAAGTGATAAAAAAGCCCTTTAAAACGATTTTTAAGGGGCTTTTAATTTTTTTAAATTGTGTTTTTATTTGCATAAATTGGTAATATCAGGTTATGCAAATAAAAATGCGACTTTATGCAAAAATTTTCGCGCGCTTACACAACTTAACCAAATTGAAACGGAATTAGATCGCTATTTATTAGTGTGTGGCGGTGGGGTGAAAAATAGTTTATTAATGGCGCGTCTCACCACTTTACTGCCACAATGGCAAGTGCAAACCACCAATGACTACGGCTTAGATGCCGATTATGTGGAAGCCGCCGCTTTTGCGTGGCTCGCCTATCAACGCCTCAATGATCTCCCGGGCAATTTACCGAGCGTCACCGGCGCCAAAAGTGCGGTCAGTTTAGGGTCAATTTATCCGAAGGAAAAGGATGTGGCAGAGTAA